ACGTCCGTGTCCAGAGAGCACGGACCCCCTTCTACCTTGTGCTCTACCAAAGCACTTAACGGGTGGTTTCCCCGGTCACCTTCTAGTTCTACGTGCAGTGACGACACGTGGTTGTTTTCGATGGCCCACGTGACAACCATTGTCGTGGGTTGCGGTCTACTTGCATGTGCAGGATAACCAAGCCTGCCTCACTTTCTCCGGCACCTGTTTACGGCCGCGAGAGCAGTGTGGTGTAGTATGACGTAACCGCGCTTTCAAGGTACACGGCCCTACGCAGAACAGTCCTCCAACATGGCACGTCGGCCCCCAGACTCAAGGCAACACAGACCCAGGCGGATCTCCCTGTTAACTCTAGCGGATTAAGGTTCCAACACAATGTAAGCGCCCCCTGGAAGGTTAAGGTAGGTTTGCAGCGTGGCAGCCAGCTAGGGCTCACTCCGCGGCCACTGAGGGACCTACACCGTTCGGGTCCGAGACTAGGCGGTCGAAAGGTGCGCTGCTACCTCACGCACCAAACCGCTTCCGCCTCGGGATGCCTATCCAGCTTCTTCAAGACAATGTGCCTTTCCCAACTATCGTTCCTGCCACAAGAGGCAGCTAGAGTACAGGTTCCCGTGGCGACTGGCACGACGGGTCTGTGCGGTTGGTACCCTGCCCACACCGGTGGTAGAGCCACCCTCAAGAGGTGGTTACGTGCCGATGCGCACCGTCCGGTTCACCTAAGCGTAAACCCATGCCAGACTATGAACTACTGGCTTTCCCTTTACGTGGAAACACAACCGGAAACCCCTAAATGGTTCTCTAGAACTCTGGGTACCGTTTGCCATCCTTAACCCGGCCTGAAATAACTTCAACCACTAGGGCATTACCCTGTCGGCCCACTTACCGTAATCCCATTAAATCCACTTAAGGTGGGGCCTCCGACGGGTGCAGCAAGAGCCCACCTCCTGGGCCCTAGCAGCGAAGTCACACCGCATCACTCAACGCCCGATTAACACCCCGGGTTAGGTGAGTACACTAGTGGGCACTAGTGCTTTACACTGTGGAACTTGTCGACCAAGCCAGGTCGGGACGAGAGTAAATCGTCATACTGCCAAGGAGAATCCTCTGGTGACCAGGGCCCTATCTTAAGATCGAGCCCCCAAAGGTCCCTCTCCACTAACAGCTGGTTTTCGGCCTCCAACCCGAAAGCCCGACAAAAACTCTCCCTGGCCAAGTTCGTTGGCTCCACAAACCGCGCTGAACGGCGCTCGTCATCCCCAACACCCAGAACCTCGTAATCACGGTAGAAGTGGCCATCTACCGCTTTCGATCCCTCCGTAACGCGCACGAGACGTTCGGCAAGGGTCTGAATCACAGGTACACCCGCGTTAAGAGCAAGCTCGCACTGGGCTACTCCCCTAAGAAAGGGTTTCACAAACGCAGGCTGCTGCAAGTGAGCATGACTGGAGGTCATCTGCGAAATGACCTTAGACCACTCTCTCACCATTTGCCACCTTCCGGGTGACAGCTCTACCGGTGCACTCTGACCAAACCTGATGCCTTCGATGTGGCTCACGGGACGTTCGAGGACCATTTCATGGCCCGAAAACTCGAGGGCCAGGGGGGCAAATTCACCAACAACCCGTGCAACGTCACCTCGGTTGAGGAAGACTAACGCGTTATCGCCGTCCGCTAGAGTATCGAACGGTACGTTGATGTGCCGAAGCACGCCGATAACCACCGCAAGCATGATCAGTGTGTTGCCCATGCCTGTGTTAAAGTCTCCACTCGCCCTTCCGCCTGCACGCGAGAATTTGACACCCCCCGGAGTATTCCCCTCGTTGACCAACTGCCTCGCCAGCAATGAAGCTAGTTCGCGGTCCCCAGCGTGTGCCGCCAAATACACACTGTGTTCCTGCTGCAGTTGCCAAACATCCACATGCGCCTCAAAGGCACTTCCGTCCACCTCGAACACGACGCAGTCATCGAAGGACTTGAACTTCTTTACGATGAGGTTCGCGCGCCGAGCTCCGTTCAGCCCCTTCGCCACAACCCTGGTATTCGAC